AGCTTTACACGGTTTAACTAGGTTTAGTATGGAAGACGCTCCAGCAAATAGTTTCTTTTTAGAATACTTGTCAAGACCACCAACAGCCGAGATGTTCTTTGAGGACGTTCTAATGGCTTTAGTGTTTTACGGGATGCCTATACTCGCAGAGAACAATAAACCTCGTCTCTTGTATTATCTAAGACGTAGAGGATATAGAGGGTTTAGTATGAATAGGCCGGACAAAATTTGGAACAAGTTGTCCGTTGCAGAAAAAGAAGTAGGTGGTATACCTAACTCTTCAGAAGATATTAAACAAGCTCACGCAGCGGCGATTGAGATGTATATACAAGATCACGTTGGAATGAAGCAAGATGGAACGTTTGGTGATTTGTATTTCAATGAGCTACTAAACGATTGGGCAAAGTTTGATATAAACAAAAGAACAAAGCATGATGCATCGATAAGTTCTGGTTTAGCTATTATGGCTAACAACAGACATTTATATGCACCAAACGCCAAGATAGAAAAACAACCATTAAGTATATATATTTCAAAATATTCAAATACTGGGGGTATGTCTAAAATAATTAAAAAATAAGATGAATAGACGAACTACAAATAATTTCTTTCCTAGCCAAGTAGTTAGTGATGCCGAGAAGATTAGTTATGAATACGGTTTAAAGGTTGCTCGTGCTATTGAACGAGAGTGGTTTGACAATAGTTCTAATGGTAGTAGGTATAATAAAGGATTAAATAATTTTCACAATTTAAGACTGTATGCTAGAGGTGAGCAATCTATACAAAAATATAAAGATGAATTATCTATTAATGGTGATTTATCATATCTAAACTTAGACTGGAAACCAGTTCCAATTATACCTAAGTTTGTTGACATAGTTGTTAACGGAATTGCAGAGAAACTATATGATATAAAAGCATACTCACAAGACCAAGCTGGAGTTAGCAAAAGAACAGCCTACATGGAGCAAATCCTTGATGATATGGCTATGAAAGATTTTGATGCGGCTACAAAAGAAGGTTTAAATATAGACCTGTCAAAAACACCAAAAGAAGAACTTCCCGACTCAGAAGAAGAGCTAGCATTACACATGCAACTTAACTATAAGCAAGCTGTTGAGTTAGCTGAGGAGGCGGCTTTAGGCGTTTTGTTTAAAGGCAATAACTACGATTTAATAAAAAGAAGGTTCTACCAAGATTTAACAATACTGGGTATTGGAGCTGTAAAAACTTCTTTTAACACGTCTGAAGGTGTGGTTATAGACTATGTTGATCCGGCTAACTTAGTTTATTCGCATACAGAATCACCATATTTTGAGGACATATACTATGTTGGCGAGGTAAAAGAAATTCCAATTAACGAGTTGGTTAAAGAATTTCCACATTTAGAACACGAAGACTTAGAGGAAATATGTAAAAAGAATAGTGCTTATAGAGACATGGGCCGTAGAAATCGTGATAACGATAATAACAAAATTCAAGTACTATACTTTAACTATAAAACTTATATGAACGAAGTTTATAAGGTTAAAGAAACAGCTAGTGGTTCTGCTAAAATAATAAAAAAAGATGATAAGTTTAATCCACCAGTAGATGTAGACTTTAAGTTTTCTAAATTACAAAGAGCTATCGAGTGTTTATATGAAGGAGCGTTAATCCTTGGTACTGATAAATTACTTAAATGGGAGATGGCGAGGAATATGATGCGTACTAAAAGTGATTACACTAAAGTTAAAATGAACTATGCTATCTGTGCACCAAGAATGTATGAAGGACGAATAGAATCACTTGTAAGCAGAATAACTGGGTTTGCTGACATGATACAACTAACTCATTTAAAACTTCAACAAGTATTATCTAGAATGGTTCCTGATGGTGTTTATTTAGATGCAGACGGTTTGGCTGAAATAGATTTAGGTAATGGAACAAACTACAATCCACAAGAAGCGCTTAACATGTACTTTCAAACAGGTTCTGTTATTGGTAGATCGTTAACTCAAGATGGTGATCAAAACATGGGTAAAACACCTATACAAGAAATATCTAATAGTAGTGCTGCTGCTAATAAAATGCAGGGGTTAATCAATACTTACAACTACTATTTACAAATGATTAGGGATACAACTGGTTTAAACGAAGCTAGAGATGCTTCCACACCAGACGCTAAATCGTTAGTTGGTATACAAAAAATGGCTGCAGCAAACTCAAATGTAGCTACAAGACATATCTTACAGAGTGGTATGTTCTTAACAGCAGAAGTTGCTGAATCATTATCTTTAAGAATATCTGACATACTAGAATATTCTCCAACAAAAGATGCTTTCATACAATCTATAGGCGTTCATAATGTTGCTACATTAAAAGAGATGGCAGAGTTACACTTATACGATTTTGGAATATTCTTAGAGTTAGCACCAGATGATGAAGAAAAACAAATGTTAGAAAATAACATACAAACATCTATACAGCAAGGATCAATAGACTTAGAAGATGCTATTGACTTAAGAAACATTAGAAATATTAAGCTAGCTAATCAAATGCTTAAAATTACTAGAAAGAAAAAAGCAGAGTTAAAGCAAAAGCAAGAACTCGAAATGACAGAAGCTCAAGGTAAATCTCAAGCAGAAGCTTCTAAAGCAGCAGCAGAAGCAGAGACTCAAAAAGCTCAGGCAGCACACCAATTGAACGTTGAGTTGGAAAATGTAAAGTCACAAAATAAAACTCAGCAAATGCAAATGGAATCTGAGATTAAAAAAGAACTCATGCAAATGGAGTTTGAGATCAACATGAAGCTTCAAGAGATGAACATGAAGGAGGTTGATATGAAAGACACAAGAAAAGAAGATCGTAAAGACGATAGAACAAAAATGCAAGCATCACAACAGAGTGAGCTTATAGACCAAAGATTAAATAAGAAACCACCTAAAAAGTTTGAGTCCTCAGGTAATGATATAATGAGTGGCGAGTTCGGTTTAGGAGCATTTGGTCCTAAGTAAAATTATTAACTATTATTATATTATATTATGGCAGAAAAAGAAGAGCCAATCGCTGATAGCGAAACTGGCAAAATTAAAGTAAAGAAAAAAGAAACAAAACAACCAGACGGTAACGAAACAAAAGGTAACGTTACTAAGGTTGCGGCAAAAATGAAGAAACCAGCTGAAGCTGTTGAACCAACAGTTACAAAGGTTGATTTAAACAATCCACCAGAAGAAAAACCAGTTGAAGAAGCTAAACCTGAAGCTGAAGCGCAAGAGGTGGAAAAACAAGATGTACCAGTTGTAGAGGAAATTACTAACGAAACCGTAGAGCAGGTAGAAGAAGTAGCCGTTGAAGCTGCTGAGGCTATAAAAGAGTCTATGGAGACTGGCGAGCCTTTACCAGAGAATATTCAAAAGTTAGTTAACTTTATGGATGAGACTGGTGGTGATTTAAATGATTACGTTAAGCTTAATAGAGATTACAGTGATATGGATAACCAAGACATACTGTATGAGCATTACAAGCAAACTAAACCTCATTTAAATGCAGAAGAAATTAACTTCCTTTTGGAAGATCAATTCTCGTTCGACGAAGATGTAGACGACGATAGAGAAATACGTAGAAAAAAACTAGCGTTAAAAGAGCAAGTTGCAAACGCTAAATCTCAATTGGAAGAGAGTAAATCCAAATACTATGAAGACATTAAAGCTGGGTCTAAACTAACTGACGATCAACAAAAGGCAATTGATTTCTTTAATAGATACAACAAGGAAGAAGCGAGTAACAAAGAGGTAGCAGATAAACAAAAATCTACTTTCTTAAATAAAACCGAGCAGGTTTTTAACGACAAATTCAAAGGTTTTGAATATGAGATCGGGGATAAGAAATTTAGATACAACGTAAACAACGCTGGGGCGGTTAAGGATACTCAGGTAGACATTAATAATTTTGTCAAGAAGTTCTTGAATGAAAATAATGAAATGTCAGATGCTCAAGGTTATCATAAATCACTTTATACAGCAATGAATGCTGATGCTATCGCTAAACACTTTTACGAACAAGGCCAGGCTGATGCTATGAAAGATAGTGTTGAAAATGCTAAAAACATAGATATGAGCCCTAGACAATCACACGGTACTGTAAGTGCTGGTGGTATAACCGTAAGAGCTTTAGGTGATAACTCTGCTGATTTCAAATTTAAAATTAAAAACAAAAAATAACAAATTAAAAATTTAAAATTATGGCAATATCAAACCCTGGTGGTTTGTTAAATAGTGGTCCAGCTGCAAGGCAACAAACATTATCTACAAACTATCTAGATTTTACAGGCGCAGGTAACGACTGGGCACAACAATATTT